GCATACATTGTGCACACAAAATCCTTGTTTGTGGTGTACTGATGTTCTGGCAAGTTAAAGTGCATCACGGCTTGCCTAGAATCCTTGTCTTTAAGGAGAGAACCTATTGCCCAGTCGTACTGGGTGAATCCATGAGGATTCTTTTTAGCAAATAATAGATTACCGTATGATGAGTTGACAGTCCCGTCAGGGTTCTGGATTGATTCCCAGAATTTAGCGTACTTTTTAATAAAGGCTGCATCGTTTCTGCCAGCAAAGTACCATAAAAGTTCTGCGGCAATATATTTTTTCTGAGAAGAGCGTATCTTGTTTGTATAGAGACAGGAAAGTGGATTTTCAAGTATTAACACAGTATTTGCATTTTCACGAATACTGAGATCCCTAGGTCGAGTCTCATATTCCGGGCAGCGCATCAAATCAGTTAAACTCGAACAGTATAGACTTGCGAAATCTTTTTCTCGATATATTTGCATGATTTTTTATTTTTGATTTTATACATGGAGGCCAGCATAAAGTTTCAATCTAAATTGATTATACTTAAAAACAGATAAATAATAAAGAATGATAACAACTAAAGTTTGGCTCCGATGGAACAAGTTAAATCTGAAGTGGAACAAGATAAACATTAATTGGGAGGATTTATATGTACTAATTGATGTTGCCGGTTCCGGGACAGGCGGTCTCCTAGTGGACGATCGAGACGTTTGGCAAAGCGTCGATCGACAACTAAGAAATCAGGGATTAACTCAAGAAAAAAGACAAAAATTTTTAAAGATAGTAATTGAAGTAAATGGACTACAGAAAGAAATAAACAAGCCGATTGATCAAATAAAAAAATCGATAACGGTTGACCACATTAAAAATACTATTGCCCAAGTCGCACCAGACGCGCGAATACAGGCAATAAACATAAAAAACACCAATGGATAAAAATTTCAACTCGTTTCAGCAAATGCTAGGTGGTCTAGGTCAAAAGAGTTTTCGCTCTTTTAGAGATTGGGCCCAAAACGCGAATGGGGTACCAGAGAACCAAGAAAAGATGGAAGACTCAGTTACACCACAAGTTACGCCTGCCCCTATAAATGAAGTACAGGAGCCGGAAATAGTGGCTACTCCTGAAAAAAAGGCGGAGCCTGCACCTAAAAAGGACATTGTTTCTACTCTAATGGAAAATTTGGCAAACTTTGAGTGGACAAATCAATTAGAGGAAACTGAAGCATTTATACCAAAAAAACCTGTCAAGCAAACACCACTTGCCAAACCTCTGCGAAAAGAGCCAGTTCAAGTAAAAGAAGAAAGACGGTTTTCAGAAAGACCCAAAGAAAAAGTCGAGGATCAAACAAAACATTATAGGGTATTCAAGGACAAAGAAGAAAATTTTGAATGCAATCTAAAAGTAGAAGGCACTAGTCTATCTGACGCAAAGGTAAGGATCGTACTTGAATCTGATTCTTGGAATTTTGTTTTTCATGGAGAAATTTACGGCGACGGTAGATGTGTTGTTCCAATAAAAAAGGGAATTCCTCTCATCGAAGGAGCAATAGGAAACATAAAGCTTGAGGTAATTGCAGAAGATCAATTATTCGTCGGTTGGGAGGACACATTTAAAGTCGAAACTTCTAAAAAAATAAAAGTAGAAGTTAAAGATAAAAAATCAATTAGTGTAGATTTCAACACTCGGTTTGATAGAAATCGTTAATTAAAATAAGATGCCAGGACCATTAGATTTTACGGATAATAGTGTATCGTCAACGTACAATAGGCTTGTACAGACGGATGGCGCCGGAAATTATTTTAATGGACTCGGAGATCCGCTAATGATAAGCGGAGCACAAGGCGATCAAGGAGACCAAGGAGCACAAGGAGACCAAGGAGCACAAGGAGACCAAGGAGCACAAGGTGCTCAAGGAGCACAAGGAGCACAAGGAGCACAAGGTGCTCAAGGTAACCAAGGAGCACAAGGAGACCAAGGAGCACAAGGAGCACAAGGTAACCAGGGAGCATCAGGATCAACGCTTCCTAGTGTACAAACAGTAACTTCAGCACCAACAGTAACGCCAACGGCTTCCGATAACATAGTAGTTATAAATGCACAAGCATCAGGTCTTACCCTTGCCAATCCTACTGGAGTTTGGGTCGACGGTCAGTCCTTGATTATTAGAATTGAAGATAACGGTGTTGCACGAGCTATTGGATACGGAGCAAATTACAGGGCAGTTGGTGTTACCCGACCTACAATAACCACTGCAGGTAAGGTGACTTACTTAGGAATACTTTATAACTCTAATGATACAAGATGGGATATTATAGGAGTAACAACCGAATTTTAATCTATGTATAGAGACGTGATTACTTTCATGGGAAGACAACGTGCCTTTGTTATTGAAGTCAAGACGGATAATGTTGGCACTTCAACATCAAGTCAGTTCACTATACCAACTACCGGTGGAGCATATAACTATTCTGTTACAACACAAGAACATAATTTGTCAGGTCTGACCGGAAGTACCACACTTACATTTTCTACGCCTGGTACATATCAGATCGAGATTCGCGGCGTCTTTTCAAGGATATTCTTCAATAATCTAGGAGACCGACTTAAATTACTCAGAGTTGTTCAATGGGGCGATATTTCTTGGGTAAGTTTTGTAAATGCCTTTAACGGTTGTTCTAACATGGATGTGACTGCGAGTGATACACCAAGATTATCTGGCGTCGTAACTTTACAATCGTGCTTTGTAGGATGTAGTTCGCTTATTAATGCTAATGGAAGCATAGGATCTTGGAATACGACCACGATCACCAATATGGCAACAGTATTTAATAATGCAACTCAATTTAATCAAAATCTTGGTGCCTGGAATGTGTCGTCTGTATTGTTCTTTTCAGCTATGTTTCAAGGAGCTACTAATTTCAATAATGGCGGTAGTTCAGATATTAATAATTGGAGTCTCCGAACTACAGGAACGATTGATATGTCTAGTATATTTAGGTCTACCTCATTCAATCAACCAATCGGTAGTTGGACAACATCAGCAGTAACAAACATGGCCGGCATGTTCTTTGGATGCGTCACGTTCAATCAAGCAATCGGTAGTTGGAATACAGCAGCGGTTCAAAATATGTCTCAGGTGTTTTTTAATAATACATCTTTTAATCAAGATATAAGTGGTTGGAATACTTCTGCTGTAAAAAATATGACACAGATGTTTAGTTCCGCTTCTTCTTTCAATCAGCCGATTGGAACTTGGAATACGTCAGCCGTCACAACTATGTTCCTTATGTTCCAATCGGCAACGTCATTTAATCAAGACATTAGTTCTTGGGACACTTCAAGCGTAACGAATATGCAATTTATGTTTAATAGCGCAATCGCTTTTAATCAGAATATAAGCTCTTGGAATGTTTCAGCAGTTACCACATTTGGTCAGATATTCCAAGGGGCTACTGCATTTAATCAAAACCTTTCTGCTTGGACTCTAAAACTTACTGGAATTACTAACATGGATAGTTTCTTCAGAAGTTCTGGTATGTCAACTGCAAATTATACAGATACACTAGTAGGTTGGGCCAATTATGTCTTTAATAATTCCAGTCCATATAGTCTAGCACTCACAGTTCAGACATCCAGAACCTTCCAAAATTCAAGATCTGGCGGTGCAAATTTTGCAAATGCAGGTGCTGCTAGAACATATTTAACAACCGCCACTCCTACTGGAGCAGGTTGGACAATCACAGGAGATACAGTTATCGCATAAAAATAAAATTGAAAGAAATGCCGATTAGTATACAAGTTACACAAGATACCTGGTTCATAGGACACGATCCTGATTTTGAAATAGTTCACTATTCATTTGTTGAAACCGGAACTCGATTAGATTCAGGTCAGGAAATAATAGAATTATTTAACAATGAACAGGATTGGACAAATCGTCTACTAGAAATAGGGATAACTTTGCCGGGCATTTAATTTCTTGATAAATAATATGAGACTTTATTTTACTCAGAAAATACAACTAACATAAGATGGCAATTTCCTACTTATATCCTACAATAGATTTTTCGACAGTAGATTATATTAATATACCAAACGGCGCATATCTTATTGCATTCGATGCAAATAATTCTGATCTCCTATCTAAGATCGATAACTTAGGTAACATCACAGTAGTAGAAGGAGGAGGTGGCGGAGCCGGTCCACAGGGACCTCAGGGTGCACAGGGAGCGGCAGGCTCACAGGGATTACAAGGCTCACAGGGTTCTGCTGGCTCTCAAGGTTCACAGGGAACCGCAGGTAGTCAGGGAGCGCAAGGCTCAGCTGGCTCTCAAGGAGCACAAGGAAACCAAGGAGCACAAGGAGCGGCTGGGGCTCAAGGCAATCAGGGAACCGCAGGTAGCCAAGGAGCGCAAGGCTCAGCTGGCTCGCAAGGAGCACAAGGAGCGGCTGGAGCCCAAGGTAATCAGGGAACCACAGGTAGCCAGGGAGCGCAAGGCTTTCAAGGAACAACAGGTACACAAGGCCAAAACGGTATATCAATTTCATATTATAAATATAACGCAAGAACAAATTCACAAACACCGCCGCCTAGCAATTCACAAATTATGTGGAATAGTGCAACGCAAATAAGTTCAACTATATTATATGTCTCACACTTAACAAGAGATAGTATAGATATTGATGTCTTCTTAGCATTAATTAATTCTGGTGATACTTTAATTATTCAAGATGAAAATAATTCTAATAATTATCAAAATTGGACAGTAAACGGCACACCTACGATTATACCTAATGATTATGTTTCTATACCCGTTACATATGTGACTGGTGGATATTCATTTAGTAATGGACACGATATAATACTAGTTCCTTTATCTATTGGTATAGAAGGACCACAGGGTCCTCAAGGTGCACAAGGAGCTCAAGGTTCAGCTGGATCTCAGGGTTCACAGGGTGCACAAGGAGCTGTCGGAGCACAGGGAGACCAAGGTGCAGCAGGAAGCCAAGGATCACAGGGAGATCAGGGTGCACAAGGAACACAAGGAGATCAGGGTGCACAAGGATCAGCCGGTTTGCAAGGCTCTCAGGGAGATCAGGGAGTAGCTGGTGCGCAAGGAACCCAAGGATCGCAAGGATCAGCAGGATCGCAGGGGCCACAAGGAACCCAAGGATCACAAGGTGACCAAGGAGCCACTGGAGCTGGAGCGCAAGGCGATCAAGGAGATCAAGGAGACCAAGGTGCTCCAGGAGGCGAAGGAAATATAAGCAAGCTTTTTAATTATTATAATTTTGCATAAAAAATAAAAGAATATGGCAGCAAATACAAGTCCAATTTTCACAAGACAGGGTAATTTTACCCCTGCTCGAATAGCAGCAGCAAATATTGCATCAGACGGATCTGGTGCATTGGTAACATTAGTAACGGCAGCAGCCGATGGAACTCGAGTTGATGGAGTCAGATTTATAAACTCCCAAACGACGGCAGCGGCGGCCGGTGCCAAAGTGTTTCGTATATTTTTGTCGGACACCGGTGGGGCAAACCCTAGATTGGTCGGAGAAGTTGCAGTAGCAGCCGTGACTCGATCAACGACAGCAATTGGCCAGACTGTACTATACACATTTGACCAGCCAATTATTATGCAAAGCGGTCAAATCATGAGTGTCATTCAATCAATCCACGCCGGAGGACAGGATCAAACGGACGCCATTGCCTATGCTGGAAATTATTAAAAATTAAATAATATGACTTATAAAATTCTTTCTACAAGACAAAACGAAGAAATCCTCTACACAGAAGTTGAATATAACTTCGACGGAAAATTAGTGACGATTGACATGGGGCACTCTTCTCCTAGGAGCGCACAGGAGATAGAAGATAATATTAAACTTAGAGCCTCTACTGAACTCTATAAAATACAGGCAACTGCTCAGTTAACTGCGTTGATTAGTAAACTACCAATTGACGTAGAAAAACCTATTGAATAATGGCAGTATATACACTAGCAGCTACTGGGAACTGGAATGCCGCAGCTACTTGGGGAGGCGCTGGGTTTCCTATTGCAGGCGACACCGCTAATATCACAGGAGGATTTACTTTAACAGTTAATGTGGCATCTGCATGTGCAATAGTCGACTTTACAGGCTTCACCGGAACCTTAACAGTCAACAATACATTAACAGTCACAGGAAACATTACTTTCGTTAATGGATTTACCACTAACACAGCTTCAGGTACACCAATACTATCCAAGACAGTAGGCGGTACTTTAACTATGCCGGGTGCTGGATTTACATGGCCTTATGCAATTAACTTTGCCGGCGGTGCAACATATACACTTGCCAGTGGAGACTTGATTGTTAATGGAACAGTAACTGTTGTTGGAGCCGGCAATGCTACAGTTAATGGAGTGGGAATAAATCTCGATGTTAAAAGCGTAACAGCAACTGCTTCTTATTTGTTAGGCACAGTAAAAGTAAGATTTACACAAACTGGTGGTACTTGGGCCGGTTCAATCGCTACAACTGGTGGTTTGGAAATAGCAATATTTGCAACTGTTAATCCTGACTTAACGCTATCCGGCGCTAGATACGGTGGTGGAACACTTACTTATACTAGTGGAAATATGGGTGTGCAGAATCTTATACTTATCGGAACTGTTACGTTTGTTAATATTAGCTCAATAACTTTTAATACATTAACTGTTGGTCAAGTTGGTAGTCTTACTATATTAACAGCAGATGGTGATATAAATTGTACAACTTTAACAACCGCTGGGGGATCTGCAGGATTTAATAACGCACAAATAAATTCATCCTCTACAAATTTTAATATTTATTGTGCTAACTTAAATTATATATGGGGATTACAGTCGGCTACTTATACTATTGTAATTAATGCAACAGGAGCAATAACACCTACCAACACAGATGGTAGAACCTTTTTAAGGTTAGCGCTAGTTATAAATACTACTGGAACAGTAACCGCGAATACTGCTGTCATTAGACTTTGGAGCACTGCGACAATTCCAGGATCCCTTACCTATATTCAGGGGAATATTACACAAACTTTTAATGGAGCAATATTAGCTTTCCTAGAACCGCCATTTACATGTGACACAGGTAATATTGAGTGGTCTGGTGTAGCTATAGGTGTGACAGAACCATCCGTCGGTGATTTTACGCTATTAAGCAATCTACGAGTAAAGAATTTATCAATTGGAAATGGAGGGAATAGCGGCACATGTCGATTAAGAAACAACGGCGGAGATATTTATGTTTCAGAAAGTTTTGGACTCGGAAATAGTAACATTGGTGTAACTGTTACTGGTCCAGCAACGGGTACTACTGCAACAATTAATATGATAGGTAGTGGAATTATATCAAGTATTGGTAACATTAATACCATATTTGGTTTTCCTGGATTGTTTGTGCCTTTAATAATTGATACTGGTGGTAAGTATATTATAAGATCAACCTCATTAGACACATTGTCAGTCCTTTATGATAATGCCTTTATTAAGTCTGGTATATTTACTCTACTAAGAGGAAAAGTTGAAGTTGATGCTAATACTAAATTGATTGCCGGAGTTTTATCAACACCGAGTATCTTTACTAATATGCATCGTATACCTTTTAACACAGTCTATTTAGTACCAACTGTAGCACATACACTAAATGAGTTTTTTTGTGGAAAGCCTGGAAGATATTGTAGAGTATTCTCTACAACTGCGGCTAACGTTACAATAAATTTCACAGATAGTTTTGAAAAATTTTCAAGATTTTGTTTGCCAACTAATATAACAATTGCAAGACGAGGTCAAGTTAAATTACTTAACTCAAAGGGCAATCGAAATAATACTAACTTAGGATTTACTTATTTTGATGGAGCACAGCCGTATGGTGCACCACAAAATAATCCTATTGTTTATATTCCAAGCACATGTTTTGGTATAGGAGATAGCCCAGCCGATCCTAATTTTTTTTAAGGCTTACATAAAACGATTTTCTCCAGGAAGAACACGATCTTCCTTTATTGCACGTAACCAGGCCCTAGTGCAAGGCACATTATTATCCTGCATCCACTTACTATAACACTGAGTCTCCAGTAGTCTGGCTTGAAACTTTATAGAATCGTTATAGATGAACTGTGCTTGCTCCTTTCTAGTGTAGTAAAAGAAGCTATTCTCATTCCAATAACTCACGTGAGTAGGATCCTGGAAGGCTCCACGACCGTCGGTTGACGGTACTTCAATAAATGCCCAAGCTCCGTGTGCCAAAACACGGTGTAGCTCGCACATAGTGAAGTGTTTATTGGATAGGTGCTCTATCACATGTGAGGCATTGACAACTCCAACTGAATTATCTTCAAAGGGCCATCTCTGGTTGAGGTCGGCCTGGATCGAACCGTTACGTACGTCAACTGTTTCGTAACCAGGCTTGCCAAATAATCCTCCGCCTAGGTCAAGCTTAAGTAGACCTCGTAAATCGGCCTCACGTTCGGCAAGAGGCTGTTGCCACTTAAGAAAAAGCTCGTGAGTGCCCTGTTGTATTGCGGCATTGCGTTGCAGCCAAGTATTTTCTCCATGAATACGATAAAGATAAAGAGTCTTTTTAATTTGCTTGAACTTGGACACCATGTAAGTGCGAATCATTAGTTCCTGATCGTCTAAAATTGAGAGAGAAGCATCGTGTCCTCCTAGTTTGGCATATACATCGCGTCGCCATGCACGAATATGATCAGGCGCATAAAAAATCAAAGAAAGAGCACCAGAGTCAGCCTCAAATGAGTTCATCGATATGTAATTGCGATCGGCCCACTTAAAGTAACGATGGGTCCAGCCATAATATGAACCATATGGGGTAAATGTATCTGTTAGTTTTGCATTATCACTATAAACAAAACCTGTATCTGGATCCTCAGCAAAGGCTGCGGCAACTTCAACTAAACAGTCAGGTGTAAGCAAGTCATCGTGATCAACTTCAAGTAGAGCCTCTCCAACACCAAGGTGAAATGCTCTATTTTTAAGATAGCCGACATTTTTGCTTTGCTCTCCAGGAATATCTGCATGAATTTTGACTCTAGCGTCTTCTAGAAGAACGCCAGGTAATTGGGCTGGAGTAAGCCCACCGTTGAGGTAGAGAATCCACTCCCAATCAGAATAGGTTTGGGCCAAGATAGAATCGTAAAGTTCTAAAAGATACTTTGGAGTGTGGGTTGGTGTAATAATGCTTAATTTCATAGTTTAGCCTACTTTTGTTATTTTCATCTCAGAAAAATGATCCTGAGTTTGTACGAGTATACGATAATTAAAAAATTCTTCAGGTAGAGACTCGTGAGAGACCACGAAGATAGTTAGCCTGTATTTTTCTGCGTATTCTTTGAGTATTTCAATTGCCTTGTACACATTGTTTTTGTCGAGCGAACTAAAGATCTCGTCCAAAAATAGAACGTTCATCTGGCTGTGCTTCATCTTGATAATTTCAATAAAGGCTAAGAGCACGATGAGGTTCATCTTTTTACGTTGGCCGCTAGAAAGGCTCTCAGGTGAGACCTCCATGCCAAGGTAGGAGATAATTGGATTAAAATCACTGTCAAATTCAAACTGAAACTTAAACTCAAGGCGTTCAGAGATATTTTGAATTCTGGAATTGAGCGTGGGAATGATCTTATCGATCAGGGTTTTCTTGATACCCGAGTCAGACAAGAGGTCGTCTAGTGTACTAAATAGATTTAGAGTAGTGGACCTTTCCTCTAATGTTAGAGACTCAGTTTCTATTTCCGTCTGAATAGATTCAATGATGGACTGAATTGCCTGTTCGCCGTCTGAATCTATTTCTTTGGAAAGCTTTTCTAAGTCGCCTTCTAATTGTTTAAGATCAGCCGTGACCTTGAAAAAGTCTGATTTTACGGTATTTTGCTCCTCTACTATCTCGTTGGCTTTTGCACTAAGTGCAGTGAAAGTCTCGCGTAGTGCTGGAATAGACTCCTCTAGGGCTTTTTTCTTTAGGGCAATTGCCTCCTTTGTCTTGGTGGAAGCCTCTGACGTAAGGTCGTTTAGACAGTGTGGACAACGATTTTTTTGATAGAGCTCTAACTTTTCAGCCAGATCGACAAGTTTATTTTTAGAAGTGGTGATCTCATCTCGAGCAGAATTAACTGACTTTTGAGCAGCATCGACTTCTCCTTTAAAAGAAGAGTATTTTGTGCGGATCGTTTCTAACTCCTGTTGCGTGGCCAGGATCTTTGACTTTACCTCTCCTGAATGGGAATCTTTCTTCTCAGAGAGCTTGATTCGTAATTTGGAAAGCTGATCGGCCGACGACGCTAGCGTTGACTTATTTCGATCAATTTTAGAATTGAGCAAATCAATCTCTTTTTTGCCATGTTTTAGATCTTCCTTTACGACGGCACGCATGTCAGTCAGGATATCAATACCAAAGATACGGTCGACGATCTTACGCTTGTCAGCCTGGCTCAGGTTGATAAATGATTTAAAATCATCAAAGGAAAGACTGATTGTATTACAAAAAACAGAAAAAGGGATCTTTGTTAGTTCGTCTTCGATAAATTCGTCTACTTTTCTCTTGTCAGGTAAGTTGAAGTGTGCTCCATTTATTTTGATGTCACTAAAGTTCGGTTCAATACCCCTAGTAAGCTCAACCGTCTCGCCAGAGTTAGTAAGAAACTTGATGCTGGTCATTGCATTCTTGTTGATCCAATTGGGGATATCTTTCATTTTACGAATAGCCGAACGTCCATAGATCGAGACAGTCAGTGCCTCTTTGATTGAGGATTTTCCCGAGCCGTTTTCTCCTTCCACAAGGATAAGCTGTGGCTCATCCGTGAAGGTGAACGTTTGTAGTAGGTTACCGTAGGAAAGGATATTTTTGTAGGAAAGTTCTAATAATTTCATTGCTCGTAGCTCTTGTTGTTACGTAAACTGTCGTATATTTGTTTAAATTGATTGGTAATTTCTCCTGAAAAATCCGGAGAATAGTTTAGGGACTTTAATTTCTCTTCTAGTACAGTAAAGATATTATATTCATAGTTTGAGTCGATTTCAACTTCACTACGGCTTTTTGTCTGTTCCGTTGAATAGGAAAAGAACTCGAGTCGGCGGTGTCCGTACTCTTTAATAATTTCAGTAAATCTAGTGAGTGGAAACCTGGAAGAAAACTCGGATTCAATTAGCACATCGATAAAGTTGTTGGCAAAGATGGCCTTTAATTGGGCTGCGTTTAGATTCAAGAGATCAAAAATATCGAATTTTAGGTGTTTTGGTGAAAAGTCGTTTGGCACAAACTTTTCTACAAAGTCCTTGCCGGTCGTGTCCACCACATAAAATCCTTTTTGATTACCGCGATCTCCACGGTCCATCTCGTATGGAGTACCAACATAGACTATTTTTCCTTTTTGTTGGCGAATGTGGATATGTCCAGAATAGACTCGCTTATAATTATCGATGTCTGTTGCAGTAAGTCCATGTTCGAGCTTGGTGGCAGAGTTAAGGCTAAATCCAGTAAAATCAGCATGGCAAAAGAGATAATCTGCCCTGTGCTTTTTTACGTGAGCCAGTAGGTCTTCTGATTTTTCACACCATGGCAGGATAAGAACGCGGTGCTCATTGATCTTGATTGGGGTCGGTGTTTCAAAGATATGAAAGTTTGGAAACATGCGATCGTATCCCTTGAGTGAGTGCACATCGGTTCGATCTTTGTAATAACAGTCATGGTTACCAACAAAGAAATAGACTCCTCGACGAAACTTTACGCATAATTTCTCAGCCACACGGTGAGAGACTTCCTGGATACGAACGTTGGTCGATTCTCGAACGTGGTTCCAATCACCGACTTGCAGGAGAATATCCCGATCGGGGTCAAAACCTTCCGCGTCTACCTGTTTTAAGAAGTGATCTAGTAGAAATTCTGTCTGGATATCTGACCACTCTACTGAGTTATTCCTGATGCCGAGGTGAAGATCACCCAACATAAATATTTTTCTAATGTTACTTAGATTCATCCTTGTGGAGCTAAAAAGTCGATATCGATTGTATTGATTATTCTTTCGAGCTTATTGATAAAGGTCGAAAACGTGGCATAGCTGCCAAAGGTATACGTAGTCGGAAGAACTGAATTTGCATCCCAAAAAGTAAGAGTGAAGGCAACAGCATCGGCTTCTATCTTATAGAGCTGATCTAGGTTGATATAATCGGGCGTACCGACATCCGTAATTTTAATCCAGGCCATTAGTGTATCTTTTTTTTGTGTATTTTTCCATCTAAGAAATTGTACTTCTTGTTTAATTCGATAAGTAGTAGTTCCTGAATATCAGTCTCTAACATATCGAATAGTTTCTTATACTCAAGTGATGAGAGCGCAGATATTGCCTCTAAGATATAAATTGGACTATAAAAAACTATCTCGTTTACTGGTAAATCTAGTGAAGAATTTATCCGGTTAAAGATAAAATTGACCTCATCCTTTGAGAGTTTAATTTTACCTGGAGCAGATTCTCTAGCTGAGTTTTTAAGTATCTCAGAGATAAGTGGGTCAATTTGTATAAAACTGAAAATATTATCTAAGATAAATTTTGTTTCAAGCATCTCCTCATACTCATATATGTCTCGAAGGTACGAATCTGAGTAATCTCCAGAAACACTAATTCCTCCAGTCATGCGATATTCTTCTGCCTCGGGCAAGCCCTCTCCAGTATTATAACGATTGTTAAAGATTTTATCTTCTCGAACTATTGGAGGCAGCTCTTCAGCGGAGCAATCCTCCTCTTCTTCGATAATATCCTCCACATAATCGTTGTCGTGTTCTTCAAATTCTTCTTCACCTATTGTCATTTATCATAGATTATTTTATATTGAGTTGAATAGTGCATCATAATCTTCTTCACTAATAACTGTTGATTTTTCAGGTTTTGCCGAGATTTCAGAGTACTCTGTCCTAAGCTCGTCCTGCATTTTGTTTACCTCTGCATCATCACTATAAAACTCGCTATTTTGGCCGACCTCTTCAGTTAATCTAAAGTAGTCTTTAACCATTGCATAGAACTTATAGCTTTCTTCATAACCATTATCTCGATTTGCGATTATTTTAATCTTCATTCTGCTCTCAAGAGGACTTCGCATTATACCAAAGAGAGAGTCGACCGTGTGGATCAAACCAAAGGATTCGGCAACTGAGTCCATGCCCAAGTCAAAATTATCAATAGCTTCACGCTTGACTTGAGTAGCACTAATAATGCACCATTCATTTCGCATTGCGACGCCGCGAAGCTCTTCTGAAATACACTTTATTTTTTCATAAAGTCCGCTCTGATCTTTGATTGGGCGTAACAAATTCAAATAATCAACTACTATCACCTTGAACTTACGATTCATTTTGCTCTCAAGACGTAGAAAATAATTTTCAATGTCAATTGCTGTTGCACTGCCTGTAGGAAAATCTTTAATGACGAGTTCACCGCATGTTTTTGATTTTTCCTTAAGTTCGGCAATTTTGGTCATGATGATTTGAGTCGCGTGAGCATCAGTTATCCCAGAGTAGACGTCGGATGGAATATTTAAGATGTTTGAACCAATACGCTTCATGTATTGTCTCTCTGGCAACTCAACGGTCACTAGACCAGTTACATTGCCGATAAGAAAAGATCTAGCTGCAATATTTCCAAGAACCATTGATTTTCCAACTTTCGGTCTGCCTTGAAAAACAACTAGTGATTTTGGATTCCATCCTCCACCCAGACACTTATCGAAAAAAGAAAAACCAGTAGGGCTACCGTTTTTTGGGAGCTGGATATGTGATTCAGGATTGAAAAAATTAAGACCGGTGTCTCCACTAGAAAAATTAACGGCAAGCTTGCTGCTAATATCGTTACGAACCTTTTCAGAAATCTTATCGATGTTTTCAGGATCAATTGAAGTCGTCTTTAAGTATGTGAGAAGATCAAATACAGTAAGATTAAGGTTTCTGAGAAGAATGAAAGACCGTACATATTTGTAGAGATAGTCATAATTGTATTCTCGCAAGTTGAAAGCATAGAGATCATCGAATTCTTCATCGTCGACTGAGGTATTTGTAAGTTCAAGATAACTTTTTAATTCTTTACGGTTGGGCACTTTTCCATATTCTCTAAAAAACTTTAGAGCAATCTTATAAGATTCTTGGCGAGAGTCTTCATTAAAATAACTAGCTTTTATCATCACCATGAGTTCTTCGCGTCTTAAAGAGTCATGACTTTTAGGCTTGAGTTCATTATTGTCGTTGTCCTCATTTAGAACAAAGTTCCAAACCATTTTTTCTAAAGAGTCAATATTTTCTGTAAAGTCAATCATTCTAGTGTGTAGAAGTTAGTTAGTGCCTTTTGGGTTATTTTCATCTGCTCTCCTTCCACAAGTATGTATTCTTGTGCAATAAGAGTCTTTATTTTTTTAACTAGGATTTGCTTAAAGGTTTCATCCTTTAGTCTATCTCCAAAAACATATTTTAAAGAGTTAGAGGTAAATTTAAAACTATCTAACGAAGCGGCTTTTCCCTTGGCCTGAATTACCTTATTTAGATATTGTAGAATATCAAACAGGGAAGAAAGCTCGTCGTGCAGCCTATCTTCATTATGAACTAAGAGATAGTACTTGATTGGTAGATCAGAGCGAAGCTTCAGAATCATCGTTTAGTTCTCCTAATTCTTCATTTTCTAATAAATCGATTTCGGCTTGTGTTTCAGGAAACTTGAAGGTCGGTTTAATTATTTTTTCATCGAGTTCATGTAGCACAGTATCCGTAAAGAGTCGAGCTGAAAAAAATTCTCTAACCGGGACCTCGTCTCCATTGTGACGAATAATATAGTTTTTTGCCTGTATACTTGGTTTAACATACCAAACCACGTCTTCTACTTCAAATTTATGACACTTTGTTTGGTCTTCAGGTTTAAGCTTTGCAAATTCCTTTTCAGTTAATTTAGAACCGCGAACAACACCGCAGTTTTCCCAATTAACAAATTGTTCAAGACCAACATATTGATTCATGCCCTTGTGAAAAGAAATATGAAATTCAATATCGATTGGCTTGGCCAGACGATTTTTTCTGGTCTTTGAGCGAACAATAATTCCAGTAGTTGTCTTGTTTTCATCACGCAGTGTGCCTTTGCTTAACATTAAAATGATTGATGCCGAGAACTCTGGACCTCCTCCGCCAGACATGCCCTTTGGAGTATATTGATCCATCGAGGCGTAAGTATGGTTCGTGAAAATAAATGGCACCTTAAGATTAGAGAGGTCAAGTGTAAATGATTTGAAGAGGGCACGCAATTCTTTGGACCTCAATCCCATATCGGCTGCATTCTTACCAGCATCCATGTCACGTTTACTCTTATCAGTATCAAGCATTCCAACTGAATCGACAAAGATTGCTGCTTTCATGCCTGGATTCTCCTTCATCGTATCGATAAAATCGTTGATAAAGAATTTAACATCGCTGATAAGCCCCATTCGTAGATATTTTAGCTTATCAAGGTCGACTCCAAACTTTATGTAATCGGAACGATCGATTGCGCCTTCAGTGTCGATGTAGAAAACAAAATAATTGTTCTTTTGTAGTTCGCGAACGGCATTAAGACACAGGAATGTTTTTCCAGCGCCAGAATCGCCTGCAATACCGATACTTCGAGTATTAGGATATCCTCCAAAGACAGAGCCCGACATTTGGGCATTGAGCAAGTAGTTACCTGTCGGAATAAACTCATCAATATCGGAAAATCCCATTAGGGAGACCTTTGTCTTGAGTTTCTTCTCTAGGAGGTCATTGAATTTATTGAATGCAGAGAGTGCATCTTTTGTATTTGCCATGAAAAATTATGATTTATTACTATTTTACTAAAAAATAGAGGATAGTTTCTAATCGTTAAGATAAGAAAGTAATAAAAGAGAGCAGGAAAGAACTAACGAGTCAGCAATCTCTCCCTTAACTAGGCGAGTAAATCTCACCTTTTCAATAGAGGAAATGTTTGGATTTGGATTGAGCCCAGAGATCACAAAGTCCCCAGGATCTGCAAAACGGCTAAGATTTAGTCCATAACAGCGAAACTGCTTTGAAAAAGGCAGTCCATGGTTTACTCTACCAAGCAAGTAGACGTCGTCTACCTCGATTTGCTGGAGACCCATTTCTTTTTTGATACAGGCGGAAATTGCATCGAGGTAGGTATCAGTCTCATTTTGATCGACTGTATCGGTAATACAGGTAAAGGCTGATTTGTCAGATAAGTAATCTTGATACTTTGCCACATAGATATTTTTGACCTGATTGTGTTCATTTAGATCAAACGGCAAAATACAAATCGATTCCTGTTCGCAGGAGAGTCTCTTTATCTTAGCGCCACCCTCTTTAGCAAAGGAGTAGACTGAATATTTGCCATCTGTATATTCTTGAACTTTTTGTAGGTCTCGACTAGTTGGTTCCATCGACTTCGGTTAAATTTATGGTTGCTTTCTCCCTCTTAGGAAGAGGAGGAGCGAGTATGGCTTGGATTGAATTCTTTACCACTTGTTTATTTATCATTGCATGCAAGTGATCGGCAAGTTCGCTCACAAACTGTTCTTTATTTTCCGCGTTTTGATACATCAGCTTAAGTAACTTTCTCTCTGGGATACGTACCTGCATATTTAAAGTAAGAGTTGCCTCCTCGCTGTTGAATATGGCAAACATATTTTGCCTTTTTGGCTCGACCACAGGCTGAGAATTTTTCTCTGGAGGAGCGGTATGCGCAGTAGATATTGGAACAGCAATTGTCTGCACAGGAACCTTTGGTTCAGGTCGTACTTTTTGACCATAGATCGATTCGACCTCGCCTCTAGTAAGAGGCTGACTGTCTCCATGAATCATTAATAGGTTTAAATTTAGTTTTGTACTGTCGATCTTTGAACCATCATCAAATATTATGATAAAGCGACCGTCGGGTAAGGCATCAACGTCCTTACATTTTACAACTTTAGCCAAGAGTTCAGGTCGATCTGGTTTGATCCATTGGAACTTTTGGCCCGTAAAGTTTTGTTTTAGGGAAATAAGTCTGTCCGTATTCATTTGGGTTTCCTTTTTTTTAATTGGTTGAAATGTCTTCCATGGTAGAAGCATTTTTATTTTTTTCAACTTCTCTAATAAATTCTTCATTTAATTGGTTGGTTGGAGTGGTGAATGTATTATAGTAGGCAGAGTCCCACAGAGGAACGATTGCCGATTTCACATCTTTATGATAGGATGCGATACGTTTTCTAATTTCCCGAATTTGTCCGGGTTCAAGTCGATTTTTGCTAGCGTCAAGGTAACCTTCAAGCCAGTTGATAAATTTGTCAGCTGTTTCCATTTTATTTTTTATTTTTTTTGATGATTTCGTCTGCGATACTCGATAGGTCGACTTGAGGTCGCTCTTTAAGGAGGAGCTCAATCTCTTCACGAGTTTTGGTAATTAGGTCAGCAAGTTGTGCGTCGTCTGCATCAGTTGCATTCAGGACTTTAAAATCTATATCAGTCAGGCCCTGTGCTCTATATGTAAGCACGTGATATTCTTCTCCAAGCTTGTAATCAAGGTCCTTGTATACTTGTCCAATCGAGTCTGGATCTGCATTCGGCGGAAAGCCGACAATAAATATTGGTTTTGCCATCTTAGTTTAAATTTTTTAGGGCTTTTATTTTACCTTGAGTGGAAATACGTTCGTCATAGAGTCGAGTAAGGATAATTCGAGCAACAGAATCTGATTCGCTAGAGAAGAGAGTATCGTTCTTTGTGTGAATTTCAGTGCCTTTGGCCTTGACAGTATCTTTTTTACCAAGATATGTATCGGGAGAAATATTGAACTGGATTTGGATATTTGGATACATTGAGGAAAAGTCATAACAGGAAACATAGTTATAGTAACCAGGTACTGGCTTTTTCACGTAGGCACCTTCATAGGTACCATCAGAGTCATTTGATGCACCCCAAGGTAATTTCATCATCTTTAGGTTCTTATTTAAGAATTCACGGCACATCAAGATTTCGGCAATATACACCGGACTAAATACTTTGTTTACCTCGACCTGGGCAACGTTTGCAATCGAATAGGCAACGTCTAGTAGAGAAAGCTTGTCCTCTATAAGCTTTACGAGTACAACATCGATCACGTTATATAGGGTAAAGAGATAGGTGTCTTTTTGAAACGAAAGAAAAGTAGGATATTTGTGCTTTAATTTTGCTACTCCTAATACTAGGTTGGCAATGTAATCAAGTTTGTAGTTTTCGACAACTTTATATGGCTTAAGCTTTTCAAAAACCTGCATATAGTCTAGAACGCCTAAGTGAGCTGGAATCTTGTTCTTTGAGATAAGACTGCGAGAAGGTAGGTTCAGGGTAGAATCAACTTTCATGTTTTTAGCACGATTCATCAAGTATTTCCAGTCAAATTCAGTTACGTTCCATCCGGTTACAAAAGAAAACTTGGGCACAATATTCTTAAAGTAGAACTCGAGCAATTCAGTTTCAGTAGAGAAGAACTTGTACTTGATCTTGAATTCCTGCTGAAAGAGAGCAGCGTCTTGCGGACGAAGCGGAGTGGTCTTTCTAAAGTATTCATTGACTTCTTTTTCCATTCGAACTATATCATCTGAAGAGAGACCTTCAGGCTTACCATCATCATGTAGTATAGAGAGAATATAGGTAATATTGTCTTCATTACAGAAGGAGATAAGACCGACTGGCATCCTGGCACGTTCTGGATCGGGAAAAGAGTCGTCAATTAGCTTGATCTCAATATCAAGATAGGTTTTCTTTGGAATGTGGTCAAAGCTATAGATCATTTCAAGCTCATCGGAGGTAAGTTTTTCCTGAATAAGCTCTTGTACTCTAAACTGATTGATATATCGACCTTCTGACCTGCTCTTTTTTGTATATTTTCCATCCCAATTCTTGGTTGCAGTAGGAGTAGCCGACTCTACCCAATTGTAGAGTTCATGATCAAGTAATCTCTTCTTAATAAAAGAGATTCTACCTTCTGGATCGTAATAAGAGATGGTTAGCGTATTGTCGTCTAGTACTTCTGCTCCGATTATCATATTTTAGGTTTAAAAAGTTCATTAATATTTCCACATGCTGCACAGGCAATAACTTGCAAGGGCACAATTGAGTCTTGTGAGCCGCCTGTCATGAATTTAGATACTTTTTTTAGCATCATACGTTCTTCAAAAACTTGACCGTTGCACTTTTCACACTCAATATAAGGTGCATCTGCTAGGTGGATGTTAAGTTGCGATTGGCCTCTATCTGGGCCACCTCCTGGGATTATGTCCATTCTTTATTGGTTTTTTTTTTTATTATAGTTATATCAGAATCAACGAATGTGGTTTTTATATAAGACGTTCCTTTTTTCCATGTAAATCCTTTATATTTGGTTTTATTTTTAATTGCTCTGAATATCATTTGTTTTGAAAGATTCAAAACATTTTTTATTTGATTGATCGATTCCCATTCATGTATTAACCGACACTCGTCATATTGAAGAATAGTATATCGTATTGAATTAGTATGATTTTTCTTCCTAGATGATGTATCTTTTTTTCCTAGAGGTCTTCCTACTTTTTTATATTCAATGTGATGACACGATGTTGTGTAACTCCAACGGTACCCTCCACAGCTATTCCTTTTTCCATTACACGCAGAAGAAAGATTACCTCTACTTTTTGCATTATTTAAGGAAAAATACGCATGCTCTAAACTCTGAAAGGTATTTAAAAGATCTCCAGTCATTGAAAATTGATATACCGGCCGCGATGAATTTTTTGAACTTAATGAAATAGCAATGACGGAAAGAGGCATTTTTTCTTTTTTTGATTTTTCAATATTTGTTATGATATGTATTTTTTCAGGAGAGAGACCTTTCATCAATTTCTTTATATTTTCTTTTTCAGAATTTTGTCTATTCTTCCAATATTCTTTTAAAACTTTTTGAGACCAGCCTCTTCCTCCATCTTGTATGTTGTATAACGTGTGTCCTACTTCTTTAAAGTACGATATCCAATAAACTTCACGAGCATCTAATTCTTCTTCCGATTTAACTTCTTCTAAAATTTCTTTTAGAAAATTAATTTTACTATATTTTCGTATAGCCTTACATATTAATTTTCCAGATCCAAAATAATTGGGATCATTTGTTTTAGACTGGCCTATATAAATTTTACCATTGCATAAATTTGTAACCTTGTAAATTATCATTTTTCATTATTTTTAATTATATATCAAAGTACATAATTAAAAATAATGAAAATTAATATCCATTTTTTTGCCTATCGCGATTGTGTTTGTTCTTGCTCATGTACATGTTATACATTTCCTGTGGAGTCATGCCGATTGAGATTGCATAATTCATGAAAAAATGGAGCATATCAACAATCTCAAACTTACACTCAAGTTGATCCGCCGAAGAAAGATCGGAAAATTTCATAAAGCCGTATCGGGTAAAGTCTTTTTTCCAATACTTCCAGATCGCGTTTCCGCTGCCGTCTTTGACTCCTCCAAGGGCATCAGTTGCCTCATGGATCTCGTCGACCAATGCGTGTGAGTTAACATGCCAGAAATTCATTATTTCTCTAAGGCTCATGTTTTCAAAGTTCCAGCCGTAAACTGTTGCTTGTGTGTCTTTTTGAAGTGACATTATGTCACCTAGTGTGTCTTTGCTTTTGGAATAGAGGTCATCTATCGGTAGGTCCGAACACTGATTATCGAAGTTTGCCATTTGTAAGTGCTTTATCTATTATACTAGTTGCAAAAATAGAGATCCACC